ATACTTGTGTTCTGTCCACATGTGATTCCATTTTGCTTTTATTGATTCGATCATCTGCGTCTCCTCTTCTGTTTTACGCCAGCTTCGTTAAGTGCGATAGCTATGGCTTGTTTCCTATTCTTTACTTTTTTCTTACTTTGTCCAATGTTTAATTTACCTTTTTTAAACTCACGCATTACCTTACTGACTTTCTTACGTTTTTGTTCAGTTGTTTTTGGTAACTGTCTTCTTGATATTGCCATTATCCTAAAAACCTAAAAGCTGATGGCATGCCTTGTATTTCTTGAGGACTAAAACCAGCTAGTGCTAGATATTGATTCATTATGTTTGCATCAACGGGTTGCGTTGTTATAGGTAAATTCTGTATTGGTTGTGTCATTAAAGATGGTCCAGTCCGCATAGGTTGTTGCAAGGCAGCTAGTCCTCTTTGCTCTCCTCCACGTCCTCTATCTTCTACAAAAGGAGCTCCTTCACCTATTCTAAACCTTTCAAACAAACTTGGCCTGTCTGTTTCTGTAATAGATTGACCAACACGAACAGGTGTGCCTTGATCGGTGTAACCAACTATGTCTTCATCTCTCAACTCTGCCAATACATTTTGTCCTTTTGTTTTTAATCCTCCAAGAACATCTCCTGCAAGACTTGCTATTCCTTTTCCTCCAGTTACAAGACCACTGGCAATTGATGCAAGTGGATTAGCAACAAAGCCAGCGGCTTTCGCAAGACCCGGTAGATCTTGAGCCAAACCTCGACCTTGAAATCTCAAAGACTCACCAAGACCCATACCAGTGGTTGGATTTGCACCAAACATTCTATTTAAACCACCTAGTCTATCTAAACCAACTCCTGTTATTTGATTTTGTTTTGCTCTGTCCAATAAAGTTTGACGCTCTGCCTCCATCATTCTCCTAGCCATATCAGGACTAGCAGTGATGCCTTTTTTTGCTAATTCTTTTTGTGCTAGTTCAGCTGCTCTTTTCTTTGCGTCCTCACGTGCTTTAGTAGCGCCTCCTGAGTAACTTACAATGTTGCCTCGAGTATCTCTTAAAAACCCCTTACCACCTTTTACGGCTGTGCCCGATTTAATTTTATCTAAATTTCTTTGTAGTTGTGCACGTTTTGCTTCGTTTTGTTTTCGTTTTTCTCTAAGTCTATCCCCGAAACTTTTACCTTGTTTATTTCCGCCCTTAGTAGAACCTTTAGAGCTACTAGAACTACTAGAGCTACCCTTTTTTCCCTGATGTCCACCTGTATGTCCTGGCATTATTGTCCCTCTATAACCGTTGCTTTCATTTGTTTTACACCGTCTTTTGCTAAAGATACGGATGCACGCAGTTTAGCATGTTCATCGTCTTGTTCAAGCTTGTCTTCTGCTATTTCTCTGCTCTGAATTAGTTTTAATCTGTCCATGTCTGCTTTTTGCTTGCCCTCTTCTTCTTTTCTCATCTCTTCTTTTGCTTTTAGGTCTATCTCACGAGATTTTAACTTAATTAGAGGGTCATCACCGACCTCATCAAACATTTTTTCTTCTTCTGCTTGGTATTCTGTCAATGTTTCTGCAATTAATTTAGATTTTCTTGACTCAATAGCCTGTGTTAGGCTCTGAATTTGCTGTTGCATCTGCATAACTTGCGGATTTTGCTGTAATGCTTGCGGATTCATCTGCATTTGTTGCTGTATTGGCTGCATTTGCATCTGTAACTGCTGTAGTTGCATCAATTCGTCCTTAAACTCTAGTTGAATCTGTTCTTGAGCCATCAAAGCAATGTGTTCCATGATATTTTTTTGTAATGCAGCAATCACAACAGGGTTATTTCGCACAGTTTTTGTTGCCATGAACGTCATATGCGCTGTCATGTGTGCTTGGTGATCTTGTCCCGGAAAGGCTTTGATCTGTTCTCCACTTAAAACTGCAATATTTTCCATAGCAGGGTCCATCGGTTGTGGTTGTGCTGGTCGTTTTAGTATCGAGTCAATATTTTTTACACCCAACGCCTCGTACAAGTCTCTGTAAACCTCGTACATGTTGTGCATTCCAGGATTTGCTTGTGCCATCTGCATAGTTGTTTGTGCCATGGCAATACGTTGTGTCTGTGAAAAGACATTTGGATCTGCAACAGGCACGACATCAACCTCTGGTCCAAAGTCCATCTGCTTAATTTGTCTCTGTCCCCCCACAACATTATATGGATAGACTGGTGGTAAGTATGTTGCAAACGCTTCAGCCATCAACATGAATTCACACTTCATCGCTTGGTAACATCTTTTGTGTATAGCTGTCATAACCCGCGATCCACGCTCCAGTAATGCAACGGTTGTACCAACAGCTGCACTTTGGTTGCCATCACCGACTTGCATATCAGCTATGCTCGCGAATCTCTGACCTGCTTGCACAACGACACCCATCAACTGTAGTAATGTTTGGTCTGCTCCTTTGAAAGGTAACAGCTTAAATGCTGCATTTAAATCTCCACCAGGAGCATCGACGTCACGGAACTCGCCCGGCTGCAACGGTTGAGCTTCGTCTCTGACGCGAATACCTCGCATCTTGAATCCGGCAGGGAGATTAGCCAAGGTGCCTGCATCGAGAAGTTGTCTCAACGCAGTCGTGGCAGTTCTTGATAAACCGCCTATCATGTGGATCAAGCCGAATCCATAAAAGCCTAGTCCTGGTAAAAATTTAAAATGTACAAAATAATCTTTTCTTTTTCTTGTTGGATCTTGTGGGCTGTAGTTTCTTCTAATAGCCAACACTTCACCCGATCCTTCAACAAGTGTTACGATGTATGGAAGTTTGATGCCTGTTGGTTCGCCCTCTTCATCTTTGTCTTCGTAGCCGTGTAAGTCTAAATCTACATGACACTCGATAAGTGTATACACTTCGTCTTTGTTATTGACGCTTGCACCGTCGAGCTCGGCTTTCTTTTCTTCAATATCGTTTGCTTCGTACGACGTGCTACCAAGCTCTACATCTTTGTAAAACTCACTCACTTGTTGTTTACGTAAATCGTTTGCTGACATTTTTATTACGTGCATGATAGCGTCTGCATCTTCTAGAGATGTCGCGCTGTATGGCACAACTAAATCTTCTGCAGGTACAAACTTAGACACACATCTAGCCATTGTTTGATCGTAGTAAACTTTTTTAAATGTCGATCCTGCAAGCGGTAAGTCAAATAACATTTGATCAAACTCTGGTTCATACTCTTTCATCTCAACCATAATTTGATAATTCATAAATTCTTTAACACGTTCTGCTTGTGCCTCTTTTGCCTCGTCTGTCATTCCAACAATCTGTGCTCTAACTGGGCCGCCCGCTGGTAGTAACTCTTTGTACGCTGATGCTTGAAACTGTGTGACAGCTTCTGCTAACACTGGGTGTGTTGCACCAGATGCACCTTGAAAAGGTTCTGTTTTGTTTTCATATTTAAAACCTAGTAGGTCTAGTCCTTTGATGTATGACTGCTCCCAGTCATCGCGTGACGATTTGTACTCTAAAAAATCACCTAACAAGTCTGAGCTAATCTCACCCAGAATGTCATCATCTAAAAACTCTGCTAAGTTTGCTTCGTGGTTTTGTCCACCTTCACCAACTACAGCTTGTGGGTCAAAGTCTATTTCAACACCACCATCTTCTAATTCGTTTATTTCTACTGGACCTTTTGGTGGTTCGTCCTGTGGTATCTCAACTTCTTGTTTGTTACCCTCTACTTCTAGTTTTACTCTTTCCGGTTCGTTGGGCAGATCTTTATCTATGGCCATTATACTTTCCTCTTAAATAACGATCCTACACCACCGCCTTCTGCAAACTCTTCTTTTGAGCCAGTAGGTGGTTCAGGGGGAGTTGGATCTTTTGTTTCTTCTTTAAATAATTTTTTAATTTTTTCTAATTGTTTCTTTGCTGTTTTGTCCACACCAGATAGTTTAATCCATGATCCTAGATCCCCGCGCATTTCATCTATGCCACCGAAGTTTTCTATATCCTGTATTTCTCCTTTTGCAAACTCCATCATCTCAAAATTTGGTTCGGCTTCTCTAATCCTGCCTTGCTTGTCTACGGTTCTTGGTCCTGGGAAATAGTCCATTGAAACTTGTTGATAGTCATCGCCACGACCAAATATGCTCACAGCGCCGGTTTGCATGTCTTCCTCTAAAAATATTTTATCGCCCGCTAAATCTTTATCTTTTAATTCGTATCTTACTGTTGTGTCGCCACCCGATGTAAAGTCAGCATAGTCTGGTTCTCTTACTTTTTTACCTTTTGTTTTGATTTGTTGAACGAGTAACGGGAACCAATCAGGCATGCCAGGAGTTGGCACTATTTTTTTAACAGTTGGTGTCATTGCGTCTGCAATTTTTCTAGCACCTTTTGGCATCAATAAACCACCAATACCTGCACTCATTAGTTGTAATAATCTACGACGAGATAGTTTTGGTCCACCACCATCTTTTAACTGAACACGACCTCCTGTTGCTTTTTTCTTTGGTTTAATAGGCACAACTTTTTCGTCTTGAACCATTTGCATTATTTCATCAAAAGTTTTGCCAAAGTTATTTATGTCTGCCATCAACTCTTCAGCTCGTCGAAGATCTTGCTTTTCTTGATTTATTTTTTTTAACTCATCGTCGAGCATTTCCTCTAAGCCGCCCGTTTTGGGTTGCACTGGTATTTTAGTGATCCCTTGTTTTGCTTCACCTGAGCTACCAAAAGGTAATAGTTCATCCTCTGCCATTTCATCAGAAATATTTTTTGGTCTTTTTGGTCCTAGAATTGCATCCGTTGCAGAGCTATATAACCCTTCTATGACGTCATCTATCACATCTTGTTCGTCACCATATTGTAGTTTTGTTTGAAGATATCTTTCCAAGCTTTCACTATCATCAAGTCTCAGTCTTTTTGGGTCGTTTGGTGCGTAGCCGGCGTTGATATTATCCACGATAGATCTTCTAATCTGAGCTGGTGTAAGACCTGTTTTGTCTGCAAGTTGTTTTAACATGGAGGTCAAAGCGGAGCTGTCACCCACTGGCGGCAAAAGTCCCCCTTCCGCTTCATCAATTTTTTTTAAAGTGTCTTGTTTAAAAGCTCTTTCCTCTGCCTTGTCTATGATTCTATTTATTTCTGTAAGTTCTG